ATCTAGACAAACACTTTTACAAGCAACACCCGGAATCGAAGAGCTTGTACGTCGTGATCTAACCGACACTATTAACGTTGGTATTGATGCTGCTGTAATTGCTGGTTCTGGTTCATCTGGACAGCCAACAGGTATTACAGGAACCGCGGGCATTGGCTCTGTTGCTATCGGTACAAACGGCGGAGCAATCACACTTGAAACCCTCATCAATCTAGAAGAGGAAATTTTAGTTGATAACGCTGGCGGTGCTTCTATGGCATACGCTTCAAATCCAAAAGTTTTGTCAGAACTCAAAAAGCTCCGTGCGGGAGGATCTGCTGCTGGTGACGGTGCTTTCCTTTGGAATGTTGACCCAAGCGGTATCGGTCGCGGCGGCACACCCGGAGTAATCAACGGCTATCCAATAGGAATTTCAACAAACGTACCTAGCAACCTCACGAAAGGTTCAAGTTCAGGTGTTTGTTCTGCTGTTATTCTTGGCGACTGGTCACAAGTTGCTTTAGGTGTATGGGGAAATGGCTTGGAGGTGGAAATTGGTACAGACTCCGATGACTTCAGCAAGGCACTTACAAGTGTTAGAGCGATTACTACAATCGACGTTGCTGTAAGACAAGCTTCAGCATTTGCTGCCTGCTTAGACGTCACCACTTAATAAATCGCGGGGGCTTCATTGCCCCCTTTTTTTCTTATGGAAGTATTAATTACAAGATCAACCGCAGTCGGTGGCGTTCACCTGGAGGCGGGCGAGAATCATGACTTAAGCGATAAGGACGCAGTTACCTTAATAACTATGGGTAAGGCTGTAGAAGCTAGCGAAGCTCCTGCGTGTCCACCAACTCCACCAAAAGCGAAGAAGGCTAAAAAAACAAAAGTTGTTGTAGAAGAAACAGAAACAGACGATGGCATTTAATGAGGATTTAGATTGCTTTTTTAGTGATTTTGCTGTTGATGTTTCAGCAGGTGGAATAACTGGGAAAGGTATTCTTGATGAACCAACATCAGTTATGGCAGGTGATCAAATAATTATGATTGATAGGGTTTTATATTGTAAAAATTCACTTTTCGGAACTCTTGTTGGTGGAGATTCTATTACTGTTAATTCTGTAAATTACAAAGTAAGGACAAACGAAAAAGATTTAGATGGTCTAACTTGTCAAATTTCACTAGAGAAGGTTTAAGTAATGGCATCGAAACGAGAGGACATATTAGACGCAATTAAGACGGCGTTAGCTAATACAACCGGGGTAGGAACGCGCATCTATAGAAGTAGAACAATTCCATTAGCGCAACGTTCACAACTTCCCGCGTTAATTATTGAATGGAGTAATGATGCGGCGGAGCAAAACACATCTCTTCCTACCCTTGATTGGTCTTTATCTGTAACGGTTACTGTGCTTAGTTCTGGCGATGTACCAGACGAGCAGGCAGATGCAACAGTTGTTTCAGCCCATTCAAAACTAATGGCAGATTTAACGTTAGGCGGCGAGGCAATTGATATTCAACCCACTAATGTCACTTTTGAAGCAATCGACGGGGATTCACCAATTGGAGTAACGGGCATGAGTTACACAGTTCGATATAGAACAGAAGTCGACGACATAACGCAATAATTTATTTACTACGGCTAAATAGCAAGATCTAATTTATGATGGTTACATATTGTTGATCTTGTCGTGTCGTGCCAAAGCTAACTAGAAAAAGAACGCTACTCGTCAAAACAGAAAGTAGCTATGGAACTGACCCCACACCAACCGGCGGAAGTAATGCAATCCTCGTTCGTGATTTGAATATTGAACCTGTTCAATCCGATGAGGTCAGCAGAGATTTGATGCGCGGTTATCTCGGAAATTACGAAACGCTTTTAAGTAATACAAGAGTCAATGTTAGTTGTGACGTCGAAATGGTTGGAAGTGGCGCAGCCGGAACGGAACCAGCCTATGCTCCATTATTAAAAGCTTGCGGTTTAGCAGTCACAACAGTTAGTTCAACAAGTAATACTTACGCGCCTGTTAGTGCTTCTTTCGGATCTTGTACTATTTACGGCAATATTGACGGTGTACGCCATAAAGTTACAGGTTGCCGGGGTAGCTTTTCGATTAGTTGTGAATTGAATCAAATACCTGTGATTTCATTCTCCATGACGGGGATCTATAACGCTCCAACAGACACAACGGCTCCTACTTGTACTTATAACGCAACTAAGCCTTTGCTATTTAAAACAGGCAACACAAGCGCATTTTCAATCTTTGGTTATGGCGGCGCGTTGCAATCATGGTCGTTTGATATGAATAATGAAACCGTTGTTCGTCAATTGGTCGGAGGTACTCAGGAGGTAATGATTACAGATAGAAAGCCTAGCGGTAGTGCAACAGTAGAAGCGGTTGCTTTATCGGCTCATAACTTCTTTACAGATGCAACAGGAAGTTCAACCGGAACCAATACTTTTTTACATGGGACAACTGCCGGAAATAAAGTTACTGTTAGTTGTCCACAAACTGACTTAGGGCAGCCAACTTATGAAGATTCAGACGGTGTTCAGATGTTGAATCTTCCGTTTGTGGCAACACCTACAAGTGCAGGAGATAATGAACTATCAATTGCATACACTTAACTAATTGCTAAGAAACTAAGCTAGGCTTACATTACTATTTAAACGTAGCAAAAACAAATGGGCTTTAAGCTTGACCAATCGGGAACATATAAATGGCCTGTAACTGTTGAAATTCCTGTCGATGACGGAAGACATGAAAAACATAAATTTGACGGTGAATTTAAAAGAATCACGCAGTCCCGTATTCGTGAAATGGGTCAGTTAATCGAAACAGGAGATTTAACCGATGTAGATCTTGTTAAAGAAGTTTTAGTTGGTTGGGATGGGATAGAAGACGATCAAGGAAACGAACTTAAGTTTTCACAATCAAAATTAAAACAATTATTAGACGTACCAATGGTTGCAACTGCAATAGCAACGTCTTTCTTTGATTCAATAGCCGGAGCAAAAAGAAAAAACTAACAGACGCCGCCGAATATTATTGCAAAGGTGGCGTAATTGATGAGACGCAGAAAGACGCGGAAGTGTTGGGGATTGTTATTCCTGAACCTGAACCAGAAGAAGATTTTTTAGTGTTTGAGGAAAATTGGGCGGCGATAGATTTATTTTTAAAAGTTCAAACGCAATGGAGAATCGGCGGCCTTGGTAATCTTTGTGGCCTTTGCTATTCAGACGTAATAGAAACAGCTAAACTATATGCAATACCGAATCTTGTTGAAGTGTTTGAAGATCTTCAAGTTTTAGAAGTAACGGTTATGAGCCTTTTGAATAAAGAGGGCAAGAAATAATGGCGGCGAAATTTAATTTATTAATTGCAGCTAAAACATCAGGTTCTGCGGCGATTAAAAGGATGGGTAACTCCATGCAGGGGTTACAAGGTAAATTAAAGAATGTTGGTTTAAGTCTTAGGGGTGTTAATAGAGGTTTTGCTGCTTTAGGTCTTGCCGTTAGTGGCGGCGCCTTTGCTGCAATGGTTAAAGGTTCAATTGATAGTGCCGACTCATTCGGGAAAATGAGTGATCAAACAGGAATAGCAGCAGATAAATTACAAGCTTATGTAAACGCGGGGAAATTAGCAGGCGTAGAGCAGGCAACGATTGATAAAGGGTTAAGGCGATTAGCTCAATCAATGCGAGAAGCGAATCAGGGCGTTGCTACTTATTCCGATGCTTACGAAGCTTTAGGCATTAGCGTTACAAAATCAGACGGATCTTTAAAGGCTTCTGAAACTGTATTAGGAGAGATTGCAAATCGTTTTAGGGAAATGCCCGATGGTGCGACAAAGGCCGCGATAGCAATGGAGATATTCGGGAGATCGGGTGCAAATTTAATTAATTTATTAAACGGTGGAAAGGTCGCGTTAGAAGAATTTAATTATGAAACAAGCGAGAATTTCGCACAAAATGCAGAGTTTTTCAACGATCAAATAGCTGTTCTTGCGATTCGTTTTGATGGATTCAGAAAGCAGTTGACAGATGCATTATTGCCAACATTAAATAATTTAGTTGCTGTGTTCTCTGATTTATTTAAATCTGAAAATGATTGGGAGGTGTTATTTAAAGTAATTGAAGGAGGTTTAAAGGTGATCAGTTCAACTGTTTTTTCGCTAATAGCTGCCTTTAGGTTTTTAAGTAGAACAATTACAGATATTTTTAGAATATTAGGTAAAGCTTCAAAGTTTGATTTTAGTGGGGCCGGAGATATAGCAAAAGCGGGGTTAAGTGATACACAAAATCAATTTAAAAAAGATATGGAAACATTTAAGGAAATATTTACAGGCACAGAAGAAACGCCGGAATCTTATTTTGCAAAAGGAACAAAAGAGGCAGCAAAACTCAAAACGGAGATTGGCGAAACTTTCGGCCCTCAAATGCAATCTAAATTGAAGACGTTTAATGATTCCATCAAGTCCGTTGGTGAATCAATGGCTGAAGTAGTGATTAAAGGAATAAAAGGGATGGAAGACGCCTTGGTTAATTTCGTGACGGGTGGCAAATTAAATTTTCGTGATTTAGCAAATAGCATTATTAAAGACATGATTCGTATACAAATACAGCAATCAATAACTAAGCCTTTATCAAACTTTTTCAGTAGCTTGTTTACGAAAAACGCCAATGGGAATGTTTACGGTCAAAACGGAATAGTACCTTTTGCAAATGGTGGAATAGTTACCAAACCTACTGTTTTTCCTTTTAAAAATGGAATTGGGATAATGGGTGAAGCTGGAGCTGAGGCAATATTGCCACTAACAAGACGTAATGGAAAACTTGGTGTAGAAGGTGGCGGTAACAATACTTCTGTTGTTGTTAATGTCGATGCCTCTGGTACTGATGTGCAAGGTAATGATCAACAAGCAAATCAACTAGGGCGATTAATTTCAATTGCTGTTCAGTCTGAGCTAATTAAGCAAAAACGCCCCGGAGGATTACTAACCGCATAATGGCAACTTTTTCTTATACCCCTGATTTTTCAGCCGCCCAAACAAGTAGACCCCGTACAAGGGTTTCACAATTAGGCGACGGCTACAGACAGGCCGTTTCGTTTGGATTACATACTGACTTGAAAAATTGGAGTCTTAAATTTGCTAAACGTACAGATTCAGATGTTGCCGCAATTAATTCTTTCTTAGAAGATAAAAAGGGTGTTACTTCTTTTGATTGGACACCTCCTACTACGGGAGCAAATCAAAGTAAGTTCATTTGTGAGGAATGGAATATCACTATGGATGCGTATAACCTAAACACATTAAGCGCAACATTTAAAGAGGTAGCGGAACCATGAGCATCCTTACAAGAGCCGGGAAAGGTTCGGCCCTAACGCATTCAGAAATGGATGCCAATCTGGGTTATTTAGTGCCTGCGGGTTTCGTGATGGCTTTTGCTCATGCGACGATTCCTAGCGGTTGGCTTGAATGTAATGGTGCAGCAATTAGCAGGACTACCTACGCTGATTTGTTTAGCACTATTGGGACGTATTACGGCACAGGTGACGGATCAAGCACGTTTAATATTCCGGATTTAAGAGGTCAATTTATAAGGGGTTGGGATCATGGCGCGGGCACAGATCCCGATGCGGCATCAAGAACTGATAGGGGTGACGAAACGACAGGTGACAATGTTGGTACTAAGCAGGCATCACAAAATAAAGAACATAGACACAGGTTGTCTAGGACAACCCCTGCAGGCAGTGAAGGCGGCTCCGTAGTACTTGATGATGATACTCCATTCTTGAAAACGAGTGGCAGGGGCGGTACAAGCAACGTTAATTATGAATATTCTCTTGCAGGCTTAACTGAAATTACAGGCAACGAACCAGACAAAGGTTTAACAGGTAAGGATGGAGGGGACGAGACAAGGCCTAAGAATATACAGATGCCTTGGTGTATTAAGACTTAAATAATGTCAGCTTATATTCTTACTGGGTATTTTACCCCTGATACTTATGTAGGGACTGACACGGGAGCGCCTGCGGTAGAAGCTCCAACAGAATATGAAGGCACAGTAACGGCGGGTACAACAACAACAGTCACGACAAGTAATACAAACGTTAATGATGTCGAGATAGTAGGTACAACTGAAGTCGTAATCGTAAGGGCAGATGGAACGGCTGAAACTGCAACCGTAACGGCAATATCCAATTCAACAATCTCAATTCAAGGCAGTTTTAGTATTACGCCTACAACTAATGATTCTGTTGCCTTAAAGGTTTATACATCTGCGGCAATAATTAGTTCTTTGCAAACCGCAGCGCCTAGCGCAGTCATTGAACTATTTGAAATTCATCTAATACAGGCAATTCATGGTAAAACCGATGTCTGGCGTTTTCATTCTGGAAGTAGTCTTAATGCAAATGGTGAAATTTATTGGAGGTCTAACGCTTATACAAGATTTCCGATACAGGTCGACGGCTTTAGTTATGAATCTAAGCAAATGCCAAGACCAACTTTGCAGGTTGCAAATATCTTTGGAACGATAACAAGCTTAATGCAAACGGTGAACGATACTACGGCAAATAATGATCTTTGTGGGGCGCGTTTTTACAGAATTAGAACACTTGCAAAATACCTTGATGCAAATAATTTTCTAGGTGGTGTTAATCCTTATGGAACGCCTGACCCTAACGCAGAATTTCCAAGAGAAATATTTACGATAACGAGAAAGCTTTCAGAAAATAGAGATATGGTCACATTTGAACTTGCTTCTGCGCTTGATTTGGCTAATTGCAAATTACCTAAGAGAGTTTGTACTCGTGTTTTATTCCCTGCCTTGGGTACGTTTAAATGAGTTGGAAAGAAGCGGCTTTTGAACACGCACAAAAAGAATTGCCGAAGGAATCTTGTGGTCTTGTTGCGATTATTAAAGGTGAGGAGACTTATTGGCCTTGTGAAAATTTGGCAGAAAAGCCAGGTGATTATTTTGTTTTAAATCCTGATGATTGGGCTGATTGTGAAGATACTGGGGAAATTATAAGTTTGATACATTCACACCCAATAGGAGGAGTAAAAGCAAGTGAAAACGATTTAGTTAGTTGCGAACATTTGGGGCTGCCTTGGCACATTATCGACCCGCACACAAAGGCAATTAATAGCTTTAAACCAACGGGATATAAACCAAATAAATTAATTGGTCGTCGTTGGATTTGGGGTGTTCAAGATTGTTGGACGTTGATTGATGATTGGTTTCGGATAGAAAAGGGAATTGTATTTAAAAGATGGCCTAGACCTAAAACACTAAAAGAATTTATTGATGATCCATATTTTGAAAGAGTGTTAACAGAATCAGGATTTAGAGAATTAAAAGAAGAAGAAGAAGTGCAATATGGCGACGTCTTACTCGCAAATGACAATCTTGACCACGTTGCTTTATATATTGGAAATCAGGAAATACTGCATCACTGCATAAGAAAGCTATCTTGTAGAGAGTTATACGACGAAGATCTAATAAAATTAACTAGGAAGAGGTACCGACATGTTGAAACGAATTAAAGTTTACGGACGACTTGCAAGGTTCTTAGGGTTTCGTACTTTTTTAGCTGATGTTAATAGTGCAGGTGAGGCCATGAGGTTTTTGCTTGCTAATTGGCCTGAATTAGAAAAACATATTAGCGGTCAAGTTTATAAAGTAAAAGTTGGTGAATATGATATTGGAGAAGATGAGTTAAACGATCCTAGTGGTTGCCAAGACATCAAAATTATTCCAGTAGCAACAGGTTCACGCGATTTCTTTGATTCTACATTTGGGAAATTTGTGATGGCGGCGGCGTTTATTGCAGCGCCTTATCTAGCACCGGGGTTAATTGGTGCGGGTGCGGCGGCTGGTTCGTTAGGTGCAGCAATTGGCGCAGCATCAACAAGTATCGGTATTTCTTTTGCTTTAAGTGGCGCGTCACAATTATTATTTCCGCCGCCAACCCCTCCTGATATGTCAAGTATTGATAATCCATCGAATCAAAACTTCTCTTTTAATGGAATACAGCAAGTTTCAAGGGTTGGAACTGCATTGCCTTTAGCGTTTGGTCAAGTGTTTTGCGGTTCTATTGTTGTTTCAGCAGGTGTGGACAGCGTACAAGTTGAGGGCCAAGCATGAGCGATTACCTCTCAAACCTACCAAGGCCTTCCGTTAGTAAGGCAACGCAACCAAGCGAGACATTAAGCAGTAAGCAATTTGCAACTCTTATAGATGTTTTGTCAGAAGGTGAAATTGAAGGTTTTCCCTCAGCAATCGCTCACGGATATACAAGAGGAACGGCTAATTATAATCGTGCCGCATTAAAAGATGTTTTCTTAAATGGCACTTCTGTATTAAGACAAAACGCAGACCCTGCAAATATTCAAGAGAGTGATTATAACTTTCAGAATGTTGGGTTCGATCCGAGATTTGGGACTAATCCACAGGACTATATCCCCGGTATACCTGATCAAGAAACTGTTAAAGGTGTAGGGGTCGTTGTGACTGCTGATGTACCAGTAGTTAGGTCAATTACTAATCAAAATGTAACTGCGGTTCGTGTTACTGTTGCTTTCCCTGCTATGCAACGTTTTAGGAGTGATGGAAGTATAGAAGGCTCATCTGTTCAATTAAACATATCTTTGGAATATACAGGAGGTAGCAATTCGGGGGGGTATTCAGTAATTATTGACGATACTATTACGGGAAGAACTTCTAGTTTATATCAAAGAGATTACAGAATAAATTTCGATGCAACTAATACAGATTGGACAACAATAAATGTAAAAGTTGAAAGAATTACGGCAGATAGTACTGATACAAGAATAACCAATGCTTTTCAGTTTCAATCATATGTTGAATTAATAGAGGCACAAATAAGTTTTAACCAAATTGCACATTCTGGGATCCGTTTTGATGCGGAACAATTTCCGCAAGTACCACTAAGAATGTTCAGGATTAAAGGCATCAAAGTGCCAATACCTGCTAACGGAACAGTAGACGCAACTACGGGAGCTATTAGTTATTCAGGAGCATGGAATGGAACGTTTAAAACTAATCCCGAATGGTGCTCAGATCCAAGTTGGTTATTACATGAATTATTAGTTAATGAGACATGGGGTCTTGGTGATCATGTAAGTGCAAGTCAACTTGATAAATGGGCTTTTTATGCGGCATCTATTTATTCCTCAACAAGTGTAGATAACGGAGAAGGTGGCCTTGAACCTCGTTTCAGTTGCAACGCCTATATACAAACGCAAGAGCAAGCCTATGACTTAATAAATAACCTTTGTTCTGTATTCCGTGTAATGCCGTATTGGAGTACGGGAAGTTTAACAATTTCACAAGATAAGGAAGCTGATCCTGCCTATTTATTTACCCTTGCAAATGTATTAGAAGGTGGCTTTAGTTATAGCGGAAGCGATATAAAAAGTCGTCATACGATTGTCAATGTTGCGTACTTTAATAATGATTCACAGGACATGGATTGGGAGACGGTAGAAGATACAACATTAAGCGCAAAGTATGGGCAAATTTCAAAAGATATTAAAGCGTTTGGATGTACTTCAAGGGGGCAAGCTGCAAGGATGGGGAGGGCTATTTTATATGCGGATAATTATCAAGTTGAGACTGTAAGTTTTCAAACAAGTTTGGCGGCTGGAATTATATGTAGACCAGGGCAAGTAATAGAAATTGCTGATCCTGTTAAGGCTGGAGTGAGACGCGGCGGCCAAATAAAAACAGCAACAACGACACAAATTACAGTTGATGATACGGCGGCAACAGATTTACCAACAACAGGCAACCCAACCCTTTCGGTAATACTTCCAAATGGAACGGTAGAGAGTAAAACAGTAAGCGGAATATCAGGCGCAGTAATAACAGTTTCTAGCGCTTATTCTTCGGCTCCGAATCCTAATTCTGTTTGGGTTTTACAAAATGATTCAGTAAAAACAACTCAATGGCGAGTTATTAATGTCACAGAACAAGAAGGGTCGATTTATACCGTAACTGGTCTTGCTTATTCAGATTCAAAATATACATACATAGAAGACGGTTCAACCTTACCGGAAAGGCCCATATCTGTATTAGGTCAAATACTTGATTCTCCCGGTGGTTTTACTTT